TCACGTTCAGCGAAGACCAGCAGCGAATACTTGATGAGGCTGTAGGGAAGAAGGTTTTCAAGCTCCGAGAGAAGGAGCGGGAAGCAGAAGCCCTGAAGAAACGGCTTGAAGAGTTAGAGGCTAAAGTACCTGAACAGAGGCGACCTAACGTCCCAGACGCACCTGATCCGTTTGCAGTATCCGATGAGGAATACAGACGGCAATTGTATTTAAGGGATGAGGCACTCAAACAAGCCGTTGCGTTCGATCAGCAACAGCAAATGCTGGCGCAGCAAAAACAAATGATGCAGCAACAGCAGGAACAAAAGCAGCAAGAAGTAATGACCGAGAGGGTTCAGTCTTACTCCCAGAAAGCTACAAGTTTAGGGATTAAGTCAGAAGATTTACAGGTAGCAGGTAACACAGTAGCGCAGTTTGGCATCCATGATGATCTAGTCCAGTACATTCTGGAAGAGGATCAAGGGCCATTGATTACTACTTACCTTTCCAAGAACCTTTTGGAGTTAGAGAAGCTGCGTGAGATGTCGCCCACACAGGCGGCTGTTTATGTAGCAACAACGGTCAAGCAGAAAGCTGCTGCTCTTAAACCCAAGGTAAATAACGCTCCTGATCCATTGGAGCAGCCACATGGCGCTGGCAAAGCCCCCAAACCTAGAGGGCCACAAGGCGCAACATTTGAATAGGAAACTTTAGCATGGCTAACAATCTCAATAGTAACGTCACTCGGAAAGTCGCTCGTGTCTTTCTTGATGCCTTTGAAGCATCACGAGTGCTAACGAAGACTGTCAACACTCAACTGTTGTCAGGTAAGTTCAACCCTGCATCGGGTTCAAACGTAGACTTCAAGCGTCCACACGACTATAACAGCATCCGTACTTCTGGCGGTGACATTAGCGCAAGCACTAAGAGCGACATCATTGCAGGTAAGGCGACTGGTACAGTTCAGGACTACTTCACTGCCGCTACTGAGTGGGGCAACGTGGAAGAAGCATTGGAACTCGACCAGCTTGACCAGATCCTTGAGCCTATGGCGCGTCGCATTGTGACTGACCTTGAGCTTGATCTTGGTTCATACATGAACAAGAACGCTTCACTCAAGTATGGTACTCACGGCACTGCCGTTGATGCTTGGGGCGACGTTGCAGGTGCTGGTGCATTGATGGACTCTATCGGCGTTCCTATGAGCGACGAGAAGTATTACATCATGAACCCATTCACTACTACTGCGCTGTCTTCAGCTCAGAACGGTTTGAATGCGGCTGACGGCCTTGTTCGTACAGCATGGGAAAAAGCACAGATCAGCCAGTCTTTCGGTGGCATGATGGCGCTTACTTCTAACGCACTGCCTAGCTACACTTCAGGTTCTACTACTGACCGTGCTGGCGCTTTGGCTGCTGCTCCTGACGCAACTTACGTCACAGCTAAGGACACTATGACTCAGGTTCTTTCTTTGAACGGTCTGGGTACTGGTACTATCAAAGCTGGTGACATGGTAACTATCGCAGGCGTTAATCGTCTCAACGTAGCTACTCGTCAGCCTATGCTTGATGCAACTGGCGCTGTCGTTCCTTGGACTGGCACTGTACTTGCAGACGTAACTATTTCAGGCAACGCTGCTACAGTTACCGTCTCTGGTGCTGCTATCTATGAGGCCAACGGTCAGTACAACAACGTAGACGCTGCTCCTGCAAACGGTGCGGTTGTAACGATCCTTGGTGCTGCTTCAACTCTGTACCAGCCTAACCTCTTCTACACGAAGCAAGCGTTCGGTATGGGTACTGTTAAGCTACCTAAGCTCTACTCTACGGACACTATCGCTACTACTAGCGACGGTATGTCAATCCGAGTATCTAAGTACGCAGACGGTGACGCGAATACTCAAAAGATTCGTTTCGACTTACTCCCTGCATACGCAACCTTCAATCCGCTCTTCGCGGGTAAAGGCTTCGGTGTATAGCACTGACTGAGGATGGGGGCTTCGGCCCCCTGATTCTTTATGGCAAAACCAAGTAAAGGCAAGGCAAAAGTAAAGGTCACCGCATCTGGCAAGAAGGTCTCTTATGGGCAGGCTGGCAAGTCCAGTGACGGTGGTTCTCGTGTACGCGCTGGTACAAAGAAGGGCGACTCATATTGTGCTAGATCATTAGGCATCAAGAAACGGTTATCTAAGAGACAACAGAACGATCCTAACACGCCTAACAACTTGAGCCGTAAGCGCTGGAAGTGTAAAGGCGCAAAGTCTATGAAGAGCGGTGCTACTTATGAGTGAAGGTCTATACGCGAACATCCACAAGAAACGCAAGCGAATCAAGTCTCAGAAAGCCGCTGGCAGAACTCCTGAGAAAATGCGTAAGGTAGGATCTAAAGGCGCACCAACAGCAAAAGCCTTTAGGAATTCAGCAAAGACAGCAACATTTGAGTGAGGTGATTTATGCCAAACGTAAACGGTCAGAAATTCCCATATACCAAAGCAGGCATGATGGCTGCTAATAAGGCAAAGAAGAAAATTAAAAAGAAGCCTGCCAAAATGGTTAAGAGCGGAGCTACATACGAGTAATGGCTACTGTCGCGCAGGTTGCAAAGGCATCCCTACAGCGGATACTTGTACAAGCATCTGAAGCTCCTCTTGAGCCAGATGAGTACCAAGATTATATCTTCGCACTAAATAATTATATGACTCAGCTAGATGCTCAAGGCATTGTATTGGGTTATACCGTGGTTGATAGCCTCGGTGATGAAGTCACAGTCCCCACTGGTGCATTAAGAGGCATCATCGCTAATATGGCGATAGAAGTCGCGCCTGACTATGGAGGAGTGGTTTCGGAAGGTCTAGCACTGGCAGCGCGTCAGGGTATGCAGACCATGAGAACAATAGGTCAGCGTATTAGAGTCAGTAAACTGCCTTGTACGTTACCAATCGGCTCTGGTAATGAAAACGAGTCCTACGGATTAAGTGGACACTTCTATCCAGATCAAGAAGCAGAGATACTTGCCGAGACTACAGGCGCAATAGGTTTGGAGGTCAATACCAATGGCGGGTAATGCACAAGGTCGCAAGAAGAGTGAATTCGTACAACAAAATACTGTTCTAGCCAACAGCTACTTGGACTACGTTGTAAGCGGTTCTAACTACAAGATCAGCTATGACAACTTCGTAGCTAACCTTGGTGTGAGTGGGTCAATCATTCAGACAGGCGATGTCACTGGGTCGCCTGTGCTTGATGTAGATGGTTCTGTTAATAAGATCAGAAACATTGAGAATGGCTCTGGAATACTGGCTAATGTCTCAGCACAGAATGGCATTATCTTATCTCACAACTTCACAGCTAATACTGACGGCCTGCCTATCCTATTGAACACAACCGCAGCGTCTCCCACAATTGCAAGCATTGTTGCTGGCTCAGGTATTAGCGTCCAAGCAGTGAATAATTCTGGTATTGAGATAACGTCCATTGCTGATGAAATAAACGCGCAAGTGTCTATGCACGGTAATTCAACTGCGACAACAATCTCTACTCAAAATGTAGCTGTAAAAGCCGCAGGGACATTTGTAGCGGGAACTTTTTCCAGTTTTACAGTAGATACGACAGGCAAGCTGACCTACACAGGCTCAACGACTACTACAGTTCGTTTGACGGCTTCTGTAACTCTAGATGTGGTTGGGACAAATCAGGATCTAACCGTTCATTTGGCAAAAAATGGCACTGTTATTTCTGCCGCTAAAATCTCCAGATTAGTGTCCGCATCCAATACGGCAAATGTGGGAGTGTTTTATAACGTCTCCGTTTCTACCTCTGATTATCTTGAGGTATTTGTTTCCAACGGCACAGGTACAAATAATATCACCGTAACGGATTGTTTGTTCGGAGTCTCTTAGATGCCTGTAACTCAGTTACCTATAGCGAATGGTTTCTATGTCTCAGACTCTTTACCTATCGCAGCGCAAGAGTGTACCAACTGGTATCCGAACATTGTTCAGGGTACTGGTTTGTCTCAAGAAACTTTGTTCGGCACTGAGGGGCTGGCACAAGTTGCTACCTCTGGCACTTTAGATAATATCAACCGTGGTTCGCACGAGATGGCTGGCAAGCCGTACTTTCTAAATGGCACAAGGCTGTATCGTTTAGATGAGAGTGACGGTGTTTATACTCTGGCATTTATTGGTGAGATTGAGGGCAACACTAGAGTTTCTATGGCTGATAACGGCACACAACTTATGGTGCTAATTCCCAACGGCAATGGATACATCTACAACCATATTACTGATACTTTTTCTAAAATTACAGATTCGGACTTCACTGCAAATGGTCTCCCCCAGTTTGTAGTGTTCATAGATGGCTACTTCTTAATCACCACAGACTCTAAGAAGTTTATAGTAAGCTCCATCAATGACGGCTTGAGCTACAACGCTTTAGACTTCGGTACTGCCGAGTCCGACCCTGATGACATTGTTGCTCCTGTCGTTTATAAAAACCAATTGTTTATCTCTGGTGGTCAGACCTTTGAGGCGTTTCAGAATATTGGTGGAGCAGACTTTCCTTTTCAGCGTACAGGTCTATTCCTCCAGAAAGGTTGTTACGCGCCAAACTCTCTGGTTAATGCTCAAGACACGTTTATGTGGGTTGGCGGTGGAGAGAATGAAGGGCCAGCTATATGGGCATTGAACGGTAATAGCACAGTAAAAGTATCTACCACGGCTATAGATTCATTATTGTCAAAGCTAACTGAATCTCAAGTAGCTTCTGTGTATTCATGGGCCTATGCAAGCAAAGGGGGTTACTTTATAGGCTTCTCCCTGCCCTCTACAACGCTTGTGTATGACACGACATCTCAGAGATGGCATGAAAGAAAATCTTTGATAGAGGGCTTTCTTGGCACTTACAGGGTGGCCTCAGTGGTAAAGGCATATAACACAATATTCTGCGGAGATATTATTGACGGCAGAATTGGTGAATTAAATCCTAATGTTTACACTGAATATGAAATAGCAATTATTAGACGCGTTGCGACTCAGCCTTTTCAGAATAATATGCAATCTGTGTTCTTTCCTAGCTTAGAGCTAACAGTAGAGTCAGGTGTGGGAAATGAAAATGTTGTAGACCCGCAAATTACGCTTGAACGCTCCAAGGATGGCAAAACATGGAGCGGCCCTATATCTCGTAGCATAGGTAAGATAGGCGAATATACTCGTAGAGCTATATGGCGCAGGAACGGCAGAGCAGGCAGGTTTGAGGTGTTTAGATTTACTTTAACTGATGCGGTAAAACCTGTAATCATTCAACTCACAGCCAACATTATTGGTGGTGATAAGTGACAAGCCCACGACTTAATCAAGCTCAACCTATCGTGCAAGAAGACGGAACTATGGCTCAGCCGTTTCGACAATTTACTCAGGATGCAAGTTTAAGCATTCCTATTGTTGGCTCGGGGTCGCCAGAAAGCGTGATATCAGCGAGGCAGTACAGTTTGTATATAGATTCGACCGGATCAAGCGGGTCGATAGAGTACAGAAAAATGCAGCCAGATATAGGCGGCGATACGTCAAAAGGCTGGGTGGCTGTGTGATATCAGAAACGCAAGACTCTGATTTGATTAAAAAAATTGCGACGATGCCAGAGCTGTGGAAGACCATAGCTGAAGACGGCATGAATCCAGAGACATGGGTTCCAGACCTTACTGAAGGTTGGCTACTGTCTTCTGATGACGAAGGGTTTGTAGGTATCTACAACGTTCACCCAAACAACGGTGTGACATTGCAGATACATCCTATGATGCCACCAGAGACTAGAGGCAAAAGAGCCTATAAGTCGGCACAAGAAGTATTGAAGTGGATATTTGGCAACACTCAGTATAAAAAGGTGGTGTGTCAAATCCCCGTTATTTACAGAAATGTTAAATTATTTGCGATGAAGGCAGGAATGAAAGAAGAAGGTCTAAATCGCTTTAGTTACTTAAAAAATGGTAAAATTATTGACCAGTGGCATCTAGGTATAGCCAAACAGGAATTTAAATTATGAGCAGCGTAACAGACAAACTATTCGGCGGCACTGATACTTATGGTATGGATGTCGCTGCTGATAACCGCCGAACAGCGGAAGAGTTCATTAAACAGCAAACTTCTCAAGGCCGGCAAGATGTTTTGAGTGCTTACGATCCTATGACGCAAGCTATTAATCAAGGGTATCAGAGAGGAGCAGACATCTACTCTTTCGCCATCCCTCAACAGTTAGCCGCTTTGCAATCAGGCGCACAAGAAGCATACAGAATGAGGGCGGGGGCTTTGCCTGCTTACCAAAGCGCTTTAATGGGTATGCCTTACAATCTTTCTCAAATGGTTAATCAGACTGCTCCTATTAATGTTCCTACTTTCCAGAATGTTCCAAGCATGGGCAGACCAATGGCGGTAGAGGCGGCAAGCACAACTCCCTCTATAAATTTGGCTAATTTGCTTTCAGGAATATCTGACATGACATCGGGTGGCTCCTTCGGCCACCATGGGGGCTACGGCGATGGGGGCTACGGCGGTGGAGTTGGTGGAGAAGATTTCGCTAATGGTCAGCGAATCAATTAGGAGTCTTTCATGGCATTATCGCAACAGGAAAAAGATGTTAAAGACCTTGTTGATGAGGTTAAAACACTATATACGGAACGACAAAATTTATTGTCTCCTGATGAGCGAAATGCTGGATGGAATGAAGGTAATTTAACACCAAGACAGCTTTTGTATATACAAGAGCTTTTGCAATCTGGAGTATTTGAGCAAGCTACATTAAACGATGTAGCCAAAGCCGTAGGATACAGCCCAGAATCTTTTTCACAAACATTATCAGGCGCAAGACAGCAAGCGCTTGAAATGGATACGCCACAGGAAACCACTGGCATGGCCTTACCTGAAGAGTTAACGAACATTCCTATAGATAATAACTATTCTATGGATGAAGCAGCGATTGTTGAGCAACTGATTAGCTCTGGAAGATTATCTGTTCCTCAAGTCTCGGATTACTTCGGTTTGCCTGCTGCGGATATTAATCGTGTACTTGCACAGGATTTTGGCTATACGCCAGAGCAAGCAACTCAGGCGCAAAGCACTATAGGCGATTTAAGCGGTGTTGCTCCAACAGCGGTTCAAACAGGTTTACAGGTTTCTGATGTTGATGCAGTGGAAAACCTGATTAGCACAGGCCAAGCAAGTGTTGGTGATGTTGCTAAGTATTTTAATACTCCAGAAGAGACGGTAATTCAGCATTTAACAGAAGTTCGTGGCTACACTCCTGAAGGAATACAGAGCGCAATAGCTGGTCAGTCAGTAGCTCCTGAAAACCGCTTTGCAAGCTACCAGTCTATATTTGGTAACGACAATATTATGGGTGTCAGCGACCCTTCCGGCAGCACTATTTCTGGAGAAGTGCAGCGGCAAAAAATGTCCCCAGAACAATTACAGGCAGAAGCCGCTAACATATTAAATAAAGCGCAAAGCCCAAGTGAAATAGCTCAAGGGATGAGAAATCTTACAGGTTTTGCCTCTAACCCATCGGGAGAAGTTTTGGCCGCAATAACTGCTGTTTCTGGAGTGCCTGCCTCTGCTGGTTTAACTCAAGACGCAGCTTGGTCTAATTTTGAATTTAGACCTACCATGCGTCCTTATTTTAACGCTCAAGGACAAACTGCTGGCGGCCCTCAACTTGTTTCAGGCAGAAGCGCTGAAGCGACTATTGCCGAAAACATGGATAGAGACACAGGCACTGCTGGCGGCGATGCTACAAACACAGGCACTGCTGGCGGCGCTACACAAAATAACTTAGAAAGTGTTGTGGACGGTGCAACAACCGGTGGTTTGACAGGCCAAACAAGTGCTGGCACAGCGGCTCAAAATGTCTTTTCTCCAATCGGAGGGCAAGCTGCTATTGGCAATCAATTTACATTCCCTACTGGCGGCGCGAATATGCCACAAACAGGAGTCATAGGCGCAGAAGCAGCCCTACAAGGCGGTTTAGCTGGCGGTCTTGCAGGATTACAGCAAGGCATCGGAGAGGCTCGTACAGGGCTTGTAGGGAGTTCGCAAGAGGCTATTAACCAGCTTCAGTCAGGTCTTGCTACTGGCGCTACTGGCTTAACACAAGCTACTGCTGCGGGATTGCGAGAACTTAGAGGCGCATTAGGTCAAGGCCGTAAAGATATAAGCACTGGCTTTGGTCGTGCCGAGCAAGGCTTCCAACCATATATGCAAGGCGGTCAAGCCGCTCAGGCTCAACTAGAAGCACTCAGCGGTGTCCGTGGACAAGATGCGTTTAACCAAGCCTATCAAGAATCTCCGCAAATGGCGTTCTTGCGGGAACAAGGTATGAGGGCTAACCTTGCTGGAGCAGCGGCTACTGGTGGTTTAGGTGGTGGCAACGTCCAGAAAGAACTAGCGCGGTTTGGTCAAGGTCTTGCTTCACAAGGATTACAGCAGCAGATTCAGAACCTACAAGGTCTTACTGGGCAAGGCTTGCAAGCAGCCTCTGGTGCTGGTCAGTACGCCTCTGGTGGCGCTGGGCAACTAGCCAACCTGTCTCAATTGCAAGGCACTCAATCTCTTGGCGCAATGCAGAATGTGGGTCAGGGCTTGGCTGGATTAGGTCAGGTTGCTGGTACTCAAGGCGCTGGCATTATGCAGAACGTCGGCAATCAACTAGCGAATCTTGGCTTGGCTGGTGGTCAGACTGCGGCTCAAATGGGTTACGGCACTGGTCAGAACTTGGCTGATATACGCACACGCGCTGGCGAATTGATGGCTGGTGAAATATCCAATGTTAGCCGTGATGTCAGTGGCCTTGCTTCTGCTCTTGGTGGGGACATCTCTGGAGTCTACGGCGCACAGTCTAAGAACCTTGCTGACCTACTTGTTCAATCTGGTATGGCTCAGGCTGATGCCACACGCATCTCAGCGCAGCTACTCTCTAACATAGCAACAGGGGCTTCTGGTCAGGTTGCAGGACTAGGAACTAGCGTGGGTCAGCCTCAGCAGAATCAAGGCATACTGGGTCAAGTAGGTCAATTGGCTGGTGGTGTTGGCACTGCGGCAACCGCAGGCAAAGATTTAGGCTTGTTCGGATAAATATAAGGTAATACATAATGGCGCAAGAATTATTTGGCACACCAAAAACAGAACCATCAATGATCAGTAAGATTGGCGGTGTTCTTGGCGGTTTCGGCGCAGGCGTACAAGGCAGAGGGCAAGCATACTTAGCTGATCTACAAACTCGCCGAGAAGACGAAGAGAAAAAGCGTTTAACCGCTATGGTCAAGGACGCTAAACAAGCCTACGACTTCCTCAACCGTGGCGATGT